TGGAAAGCCGAAACCACTAAAGATAGTATTCGAATCGAAATCAACAAGCAGCTAGATGAACTAAAAGAGCCAATCACCAAAGAGGGCTAAACGCCATGAATGCCAGTCAAATCCTAAGCTTAATGTACCCCAGCGCAGACGCTCTACCTAACCGTGAGTTGTATTTACAACTTGCTAGAGAGCAGTCTAAAGGTATTTGCGCAGGAAGCTTAGAGCGAGCGGTGGCATTGCGTGCAGCACACACAATAGCGCTGGCCACCGATCCTGCAAGGGCAGGTGGCACTGCTGGGGCGGTAGTAAGCAAGAGGGAGGGAGACCTTAGCATTAGTTTTGGTGGCGCTACTGCCGGCCCCAGCTCTTTTGGCAATTTACAAAGCACTAGTTTTGGGCAAGAGTTAATGACCCTTATAAGAAGTTGCAAGGGCTTTATTGGTGTTACCGGTGGAGGGCTTCGTCATGGCTGATGTGGAGCTTAACGACTTGGGACTTAACAAGGCGGTCCAACTCCGCAAAGAGATGGACAGGCATTGTGTGTTAGTGGGCTTACCCGGCAGGCATTCCCCAATGCACAAAGAAACCACTGTTGCAAAACTTGGTGTTATTCACGAGTTTGGTAGCCCCGCAAATGGCATTCCCGCGCGCCCTTTCATGGCACAAACAGCACAAAAACATCGCCGTAACACGGTAGAATTGTTGAAGCGAAACGCCAAGGCTGTACTTAACGGGCAGCAAAGCCCCAAGCAGGGTTTAGGTCGCATTGGTGTTGCATATGAGGGCTATATCAAGGACACAATCCGCAACGGTGATTTTGCGCCAAACGCACCTAGCACGGTGCTAATGAAAGGTTCTAGCAGGCCACTAATTGACACGGGTTTAATGCGCGCTAGCGTTACTAGCGTCGTAGCTGACGGCAAAGCAAAGGGTACGGTATGAGCACCTTATTTCCGCAAAAGCACACTGTGATCCGCAGGCAGGGCGAATACCACAAAGGGGTGTGGCGTTCGCATTCAACTACACTAAATTTCATGGGTTCGATTCAGCCCGTGAGTGGTAGAGAAATAGACGCGCTACCAATAGCCCGCAAAGACATTGGAACAGTGAAGATATACAGCTCCACACCGCTCCGCATAGCCGAGGAAGGCAAAGAAAACACAGGCGACATTGTGTTGTTTTGTGGCCGCCAGTGGGAGGTAGTGCAGCGGTTGGATTACACTAACGGATTAATTCCTCACATAAAATATGTAGGGCAGGACAGGGGGGCGATCTAATGGACGAGCAACGCCTTTACAAACACATATATGATTGGCTTACCACAATTGTCCCCCCGTCAGTCCCTATCATTAAGAGCCACCAAAATAGCCCGGCACCTACAGGCACATACATAGTTATAGATACCACTACTGGAGGGTGGAGCAGGGTAGGAATGCCGCATCAAGACACACCTATAGGCACTAGCCACTGGGCTTTAAACAAAGCGTATAGCACACAAACGCATAGCTATGAAGTGCCAGTAACATTGTGGCAGGTGGAAGGCAATGGTAAGTGGCTATTGCTCATACAAGAGGCGCTGTACAAGCACAACGCACTCGCACACAAATATTTTAGCGTTTTGCGCACGGGACAGGTGTTGTCAATGCCGAGGTTGGCGGGTGAAGAGTGGATTCAAGAGCACCAACTTCAAATGACGCTTCTTGTCAATCGAAGAGCATTTAATAAGACGACTTATATTCAAGATGTAGAGATTACAGCAAACACAGGAGACTGATTATATGGCAGATATTAGCGACATTGTAAAAATTAGGATCACAAGAGACACCACAGCGGTGGCGCGGGCATCTTTTGGGATTCCCTTAATTGTTGGTGAGTTCGCCGACAACAAATTAGGCAGCAGCTTCGGCAGGACGCAGAGCTATTCTAGCTTAGCCGAGATGTACGATGCCGGCTGGGGTACTGGCGACAAGCTTTATAAAATGGCAAAAGCTATTTTTAGCCAAAGCCCAAAAGTATCAAAAATCGTAGTCGGTCGTAAAGCCAGCGGCGATTCCGACTGGGAAAAGACCTTAATTGCTATTACCAATAGTAACAACGAATGGTATGCGCTATTAGCCGACACTAATGCGGATCAAGATATTTTGGATGTCGCAGCGTACATCGAAACAGTGAAGAAGATGTATTTTGCGCAAGTGACAGATTCGGACATCGTTAGTACAGGCGGTACCGATGTGGCTAGTGCCTTGAAAGTGTTGGGTTATGATAGGACCGTACTAATCTACCATGCAAACGCAAAGCACGACGAACATGCAGGCGCCGCATGGGTAGGCGAGGGCTTACCATGGGATATTGGTTCTAGTACATGGGCGTACAAAACGCTTAAAGGCGTAACAGCAGACGCCTTGACCTCGGCACAAGAAGGGTTTGCGCTTGGTAAGAACTGCAATATCTATACCACCACCGCAGGTGTGAGCATTACGCGAGAAGGCAAGGCTGTTAGTGGCGAGTATATTGATATTGTTATGGGCTTGGATTATGTGGAGTCTCGGCTACAAGAGAATGTGTACCAAGCCATTGTGGGCAACCGCAAAGTGCCCTACGATGACGGCGGTATCACGGCTATAGGTGGCATTGTGCAAGCCACACTTAACGAGGCAGCAACAAAAGGAATTTTGCAAGCTGATTCGATTGAGGTTACGGTGCCTTTATACAAAGATATCGAGCAAGCAGATCGCATTAACCGCAAATTACCCGATGTTAAATTCAGCGCGGTACTACAAGGTGCGATCCACACCGTAATCATTGACGGAACGGTTAGCGTTTAAGGAGAGGACATCATGAGTTTAGTCAGAACATACGACCCAAAAAAAGTAATTGTAACCTTCGGTGCAACGGTGATCACCGGGTTCGGTGAAGGTACTTTCATTGGTATTACTGCTAGTGGTGCTAGCTTTGAAAAGAAGAAAGGCGCTGACGGCGTTGTTGAGCGCGTGAACAAGAACGCCGACGACTTCGAAGTAACAATTAACCTAACCCAGACCAACCCGATCAACGCTGTTTTAAGTGCCTTGCATGTGGCAGATAAGCTCAGCAATGTGGGTATTATGCCACTCACGATAAAAGACCTTAATGGCACTAGCTTGTTTTTCGCACCGCAGGCTTGGATAGCCAAAGCCCCAGACCCGACGTATGCCGACAGCACCGAGGACCGGGAATGGACTTTTGAAACTGGCGCTGCCGGCAATCTCGTTGGCGGCAACAACTAATTATTAGCATAACACTAAGTTAGGGAGGTTATTGTGCTACAACCAGAACAGAAAACGATTGATGGGATGGCTTTTCAGTTCATGCCAATGGCAGTGCTGAAAGCAAGCCGGCTTGATAAGCGAGTGTTGGCCTTGCTAGCTCCTGTAGTTGGGAGCTTAAGCGGGCTAGACCTTGATAGCGAAGTGGACACAGATCGACTAGCGCGTGGCGTTGCAAGCGCACTGCAGTCTATGGACGACCAAGCTTTTACAAGCTTATTGCGCGACACACTAGACACGGTCGTGTATTTACCCGAAGGGATGGCGCCGCTAAACTTAGGCAACGAAAACGCAATTAACCAGGCTTTCACCGGCAGGTTAGATACGCTGTATAAAGTGGTGGTGGAGGTAATGCGCTATAACCGCTTCACCCCTTTTGCGCTGCTCGGCAGTTTTGGAAACCTGGCGCAAACGCTTGGCTTAAGCGAGGCGAAAAGCACGAGCAAAAAGCGTGGGCTAAAATTGGCGAAGTCGGACAGCTCCACCCCGACCTAGAGGCAGAGTGGGCAGTGTGGCGCATAGTGGTAGATGGCGGAATTGCGCTTACCGAGGTCGAGAAATGGGACCTTGACGATGTGGCTAAGTTCAATGCGATCTTAGACATGCGCAACGACTACCAAACCGCGTTTAACGCTTACACAAGAGAGAGGACAGAGCAATGATCGTGCAAGAGTTATTGACCAAGTTAGGCTACACTGTAGATGACAAAGGCGTTGAAAAATACAAGAGGTCGGTCTTCGACCTTAAGAAGCTGATCGGCGGGGTTGCCATAGGCGCGGGCTTTGCGAAACTTGCAAAAGAAAGCTTTAGCGCTGCTATGGAAATGGAGGATCTGCAGGCTAACTTTGAAGTGCTTTTGG